CAACTGCTGGAGGATCACGCGGCCCGCCGTTTTCGATTTGAGGTAGTTGAGAATCAGGCCGTGGTCCAGGCCCAGCGAAAGATTCAGGTTCCCGGACGTTGCGCCGCCGCCCGCGAGTCCGCCTTCCGCAAAACGCGGGGTCTCCGCGAACGTGGTTGGCGCTCGCATAGCCTTGTTGATGGCCTCCAGATTCGCCGCGCCTAAGTTCTTGACCGCCGCCGCGTTCATTACGACTTCACCGGGAGAAAGCAGGGCGGGAATCGTGTCCGAAGTTGGCCCGCCCGGGCCGGTCACCAATCCGCCGCCCGCGAAACCAAAAATCCCGCCGAGACTCGCCAAATCGAAACCGCCTCCGCCGCCTCCCCCTCCGGCTCCCTTTGCGCCAACGCCAAGCATTTTTAGAAAGGCGCTCTGGAGTTGCAGTTCGAGAAGTTGGGCAATCATCTGCTGCACGCTTTGAATCAAGGACGCCGCGAGGTTCCCGAGCGCGTCCTGAAAATTCCGCGCTCCGGTAATTCCGGTGGTAAAAAAAGCCATGAGGTCTTTCGAGAACGCTCCCGCTAGGTCGGTCTTGAGCTTGTTCCCCAAATCCAATTTGTCGAGCGCGGCCTTCTCTTCCTGAATTTTTTTCGTAACGTTCGCAATCGCCGCCGCCTGCTGCTCGTTTCCGGGAATGGCTTCGGACTGGAGTTTCCGCAACTGGGCTTCGAGCGCGGTCACTTCCTCGGTCATGATGCGAACCTGGCGCGCGGCTTCGGCGGAGAACGGGCCTTGCTCGGTGCGCGTCTCTTGAGCCGCTTTCCGCTGTTCATCGAATACGGAGAGTTCGGTTTGAATCCGCCGCTGCGTCTCCGCGAAATCCGCCGCACGGGTTTTCCGTTTTTCCCACGCGGCAATCTCCGCGTCGATCTGCTCTTGGCTTGCGCCCGTCGCCTTGAGAGCTTGTTCGTAGATTTCCTTTTCCTGGATAAGCCGGTTGCGTCCCGCGTCCGCGCTCCGTCCCTGTAACTCCAGGTCCTTCTCGCGGAATTCCAGAATTTTCTTGGCGTTCTCTTCCGACTTTTTGAAAAGGTCCTCATCCGCCGCGCTCTGGTCCTTCCGGCGCCGCAAGTTCACTTCGGCAATTTGCGCGTCAACCGCCGCGATCCGCGCACGCGCCGCGATTTCCTTTGGCTCGCGCTCCGGGCCGGCTGGACCCGCGAGGACTTGGGCGAGCGCCGCTCCCGCCGCTGACCGGGATTTCTCAAGCGCGGCTACCTCCGCATCGGCCTGCTTGTCAATTAGGTCCGTGCGCTTTTTGAAATACTGCGCGAGAGATTCCTGGCCTTTGGTGTACGCCTGCTCGTTCAGGGCCTCCGCCGTCGAAATTTCGATCCGCTGGAGAGAGAGGGCGTGTTGCGCGGCTTGTTCTTGGGCGGTCGCCCGCGCTGTCGCGCTCGCCGCCGCTTCCTTCTCCAAATCTTTGTTGTAGAGGGCCTGGAGATTCGCCCGCTGCTGGAGATAGGCGAGTTGTTTCGCCTGAGCGCCTGATGTGATGCCGCTCAGGAATTCAATATCTCCGGGCTTCGCGCCTTTTTGGGCTACGTCGAGTTGGCGGATCTGTTCGAGAATCCGCTGTGACCCGGAGACTGCCGCGAGAGCGCCGGCCTTCCGCGCTTCGAGCAAAGAGGTTTCTTGTTTGAGGAGTTCCTGGTTGCCGGCGACCAACTCCGCATAGGCTTTTTTCTGTTCTTCCGTGTAGATGAAGTAATCGGAAATCAGTTCGACTACTTTTTCGGTGACGTGTACGAGGACTTCCGCGAAACCAAGCGCGGCAGCGATAGGGAAGGCTTTGGCGAGAATGGGGCCGAGAATTTCCGACTTGGCGAGAACGCCGGCGAGATGCCGGTTGAGTGGGACTCCCGCTTCCTCAGAAAACAATTTCGCCGCGCCGCGTGCTTCCTGGACGCTGCCAGCGAATTTGGTTTCCGCCGCTGCCGCCGTCTCCGCGCTCGCGGCCACTTCGAGTTGCGTGCTCTTGAGAGTGACAAGCTCCGCCGTCAACTGTTTAATGGCCGCTGAAACGCCCTGGTCCTGGGCGGTGATGGCGACAGTTACGTTTGGGGGCGTTGCCACTTTATCGGCCTTTCAAAATCTTGGGCAGGTCCGGAGCTTTCCGGTTCCGCTTGGTGTGCGGCGCGAGGGTCGCCCAAATCAGCAACTCCGTGTGATAACTCTCGCGGGCGATTTCCTTTTGCCTTTCAAGGTAGGCCAGAAATAAATCCCGCAAGGGCCATCCGCTCACTTCCTCGAAACGCGCCGGATCGAAACCCGCCGCGTTCCGAATCATCATTGCGAAACTGCCGAGGTCGCGGCTTCCGCGCTCGTAGTAGCGGGGGCCGTTGCGCTCAGGTTCGAAGAGTTCGGGGAAGTCATCGATGATGGCTCCCCGGACGGAAAAAAACCCACGATGAAATGCACGAGATATTTGTGCATGGCGATTTTTTCCGTCGCGTCGGTGATGTCCGCAAACCGCGCCGCGTTTCGCTCCGCGTCCTCCCGCGTCCATTTTTTCCCCGGTTCGGTCAGCAACCCCGCGAGCAAATGATGGTTTCGCCCGGATTCGAGAACGGCGGTCACGAGTTCGTCCGCGTGCTTGGCGCGTTCCTGGTCCGTGGCGTTTTTCGGCACTTTTGAAATCAAATCGAGCGCCCCGCTCCGCCTCAAGATGACAAGCACGTAATCGTCCTGCGCGGCGGTGAGCGCCTGGGTGATGCCCTGGAACGTCCTGCCGTCCAGAGTTATCGTTTCGGTCTCGGTCATTTCGGTCTCCTCATCGGTCTAGTGAAAAATTCGAGAGAGGGCGAATTCGAGGAATCCGCCCTCTTGCCTCTTGACCCGGACGGCGGACCGATAACGCCGCCGAGATAGAGAACGTTTCAGGAATAGAAGGTCTGCTGGAAATAGGGACAGGTCGGATGGTTCGCGCTGTCGTCTAGGATTCGGGCGTCCATGCTCCAGTTGCCGTAGTCGTCCGCGATAAGGCCGACGCCGCCCGTTGGGTTCATGCGGATGCGCCACACGTCTAGGCCGATTTTCTGGCCATCCGTTGGGTCGGGCATGAATTTCAAATGGCCGGTGATATACGGTTTGGTTGCCGCATTCACTTGGTCGAATTCACCCACGACGGTTTTGTAATCGATGGTGACCGCCAAGGTATCCGAAACGCTGCTGGTCAGCGGGAAATAGATGCAGCCCGTCACCGGGTCCACGATCACGTAATCCGTGCCGGCCACCAACGCAGTCGCTCCCTGATGCAGAACGGTATCGGCTGGAGTCGGCGAGAGGTTCCGTTGGGCGGTGAAAAAATACTTGCCCTTCTTGGTGGCCGTCGCACTCGCCAAGGGTTCGGTGGTAACGCTCCCCGCCGCGATACTCAAGGGAACCAGGTCCCCACACATCGCAATCGCCATGTGCGCGGAAGAGAAATCCGTGCCGGTAATCGCCAGCATAGGTGTCCGCTTTTTGAGCGCGGAGGCGATTAGGGAAACGGATTTGTTGAGCGACTGGAACAACTCCGCAATGTCATCCTTGATTTGTTGTTCCATCTTCGTGCAGTTGCCGAGATGCTGAAACCCGGTGGGAGCGCCCGTCGAATCGAAAACATCGAGCAGGATCGATCCCTTTCCGAGCATCGGCAGGTGCGGCACTGGATAAACAATCGGATTCATGGTGATGCCCTCCTAAGTCTTCGAAGTCGGGTCTGTCCTCTTTGTGCGGTACTTCACCGTGAAATGGCCGGCTGCCGCCGCCACTGTGGTTTCCGCTTCACGCGAGAGCCACACGGTACGGCCTTCGTCCACGCCACTAGCGAGACCGCCAAACTTTTCGTTTTCCAGGATTTGCTGCTGGCCCCAAACGATGAGCGGGTCCAGGGCTTCATCGTCGGTCGTTCCTGTGGGAACCTTCGCCCGGTATTCCAAAACGAGCGTCATCTGGCGCTCCGTCAACGGGGCTTGGTACGCGATGCCGGCGAGAGGCTTGGGCGCGTCATCCTCCGCGTAAACAAGAATCGCGTCGAGTTGGTCCGTTTCGATGGGCCTGTGGCGCTCGCGGTGAACAGTCAAACCGGAAGGACCGCCGCTC